AGAGACCCTGCAACGGGTTCTCTGATGCCGTCTATATCTACGGGCGGAGCCGCGATAAAGGCGATGATGAAGCAGATAGTTGCTGCAAGCAGGGTAGGGATAAGTAAAACACCGAACCAGCCAACATACAATCTGTTGTTTGTGCTAGTCACCCAGGAGCAAAAATTCTCCCAAGGTGATGTAATAGAGCGTGTAAGAGTTGTAGCCATTGTTTTGAAAAAGGGTTATGTAGCAGTGCAGGGAACACTAGGTAGTAGTATCTCCACTCTACCCTTGCGAGTGGATATTAGAGACTGTTTTTTAGACACGCTGTTTAGTCCCGGTGAGGCGTGTTACAAATGATTAAAGAATGTGTTGGTTCCGTAACCTTTCGACTTATTTATAGTAACCCATCCTGTCCCATCTGTCAACCCCCTTTCTAAAACCACTTGACAGACTGTCCATTCTCCAATAGACTAGGCTTGTCCCGGTTGATAGATAAGTTATAGATTAATAGTGGAATTCTCCTATAAAATCTAATACCTTGTTGAGATATTCATCAGCAAGATATTTTTGTTCTGATAATGCTTTCTTATTCTTAAGTTCATCTTTAAGATTATAAACTTTGGAAAGGATTTCGTATCGAGTCAACTGTCCACGAGACATGATTAAATATTAGGTTTAACTTGTCTATCTATGAATGATCTTCTCTTCTCCCACGTATCTTTATCACCATAGATATGACCTTTAATATGAGAAGGATTAATACACTTAGGATCTTCCACCATTCCACAGACTAAATTTGAGAGTGTTTCTGGATCTCCTTTTTTTCCTGTTGCCCAGTAGTGAACTCCTTCTATCCATGTAGCTTGACAACGAGGACATTTTTTTGTATCCATTTTATGTTTGTAGTGATACTATAATAGATATTTAATCTATATTTTTTTTATATAATACTTACGTTTCTAAATACTCATACAATATCTCCAAGGTAATGAAAAAAGGATTTCTTATCTTCGGTATGCTTCTGATGGCGGCACCAGCTAATGCCGATCTTACTTCTAAAATTTCTTCTTCGATTCAACTCCAAGTCGAATCTGCAGCTTCTCAGGTAAAAAGAATTGGTTCAGAATACTCTATATCCGGTACTAACATTACTCTGGATACATCTGGTGGTCTTGGTACCCTTACTCCAGGTTCTGGAGTGGGATATACACCTGCAGACTATAGTATCTCTACACCAGGTGCACAATTCACTTTCACAGAGTCATTCCTTGAGGGAGATTCAATTCCTTCGCCAACAACAGTTACGACTGGTGTTACTCCAACTCTTCCCATTCTTGGAAACACAACGACCACAGCTGGTGGTGTTTCTGGTACTTTGGCCGGTACTATTACTTCAGCTGGAGCAATAACTCTTACTGCTGGTGGTGCTGGTACAAGTGCTACTGGACAATTTGTTTCTGAAATTACGGTTGACTGATAATTATGAAAACTACAATCTTTATCGGATTGTTTCTTAGTATTATCAGTGGTAAGACTCAATCTGCTTATGCAGTACCAGTCGTACCTAACTTCAGTCAAGGTAGTATGACATCTCGTACTGAAACTAGAAGTGTTGTTCAGGAAACAATTAACTCAGTAGATTATAATACAGGTTATCAATATACCATAACCGGTAGTGGTATTACTGCTTCAGGTAACCTTTCTCCAGGAACCGGAAAAAACAATGTAAGTATTAACGGAGTGACCTCATCATGGACAGGGGTAGAAACAAAACCATCATTCGCTCAGACAGTACCAGGAGCTGCTTTTCAGTTTACGGAATCATATCAAGGTCCTGGCTTAAGCAATCAAACAATTATTCAAAGAACAACAGAAATAGAAAGCGCAACCGACACAACCTCAATTTTTACGCAATAATCAGTTTAGTATCTGCTAGTATGTTATCTCCAACGGTAGCATTAGCAGATAGTGTTGGTGGGGTTTCAGCTACTGCTTCACCTGTTGCTAATTCTTCCGGTAGTGTTACTAATCAAGCAATACAAGTTCTTCAAGGTCCTTATATTACAAATACCTATGGTTCAGGTATTCAATGTCAAGGACCTACCTTAAATTTTACACCTTTTGTTACTGGTAGTGCTTCAGCATCAAAACCATATGAAGCATATTATGATGACCCAGTATATGACCTTAGAGATTTAGACGGTGATGGGTCTCTAGATAACCCAGGAGACATCTTATACTATGTCCCTACTAGAACGGGTCAAAAAGATAATTACAACCTCTCTCTGGGGTTCTCAGCCACGTGGTCTAAACCTTTAGATAGTAAGTTACAAGATCAATGTAAAGAAGCTGCTGCAGCTAATATTGCATTAATGCAACAACAGTCTGCAAATAAAAGATTAGATTTCGAGATAGCTCGTCTTAAAAATTGTGGTGAGTTAATGAAAGCAGGTATTTACTTTCATCCTAAAAGTCAATATGCAAAAATATGTTCTGATGTTGTTGTTACTAATCCCGGAGGAGTTATACCACCACATAGACATTCTATTCCAACATCAAATAAAGCAGAAGATCTTGGTGGAGCAATAACAAATTAATACCGTATTGGATCGATATTTCCGTAGTTCTGCCAAATCCAACCAGTACAAATATACTTTAATCCTTTTTTAGGTGGATGGCCCATGTGCCTATGTGTCCAGGTTGCGGGAAATAATATTAACTTACCTTCTTCCGGTTTGACATGTGTCCCATCATAAAATTCTGTAGTTCCAGATCCTCCAACTGTCGTATTTAAATACCAAAGATATGTAATGATTCTTTGAACACAGTTATTATTTTGATCTCTACCTGGTGTGGAATCATGATGCCAAACATAACCTACTTTACCAGGTTTTGTTCTTTGTATTTGATAACCAGTATCATATGTATCACTACAATTTAAGTGATACTTACTGATATATGATGTTGTATACTTCTTAAGAGACTCATAAAATATTTTATCTTCTTCTTCCCAGTTAGGATCTCCAAAAAAACATAAATCAATAGAACTCTTTAAATTTGAATTCTTACCACTTGCAGTACACCCAAGTTGTTTAGTATCATCTTTTTCAAATTTTTCAATTACATGTTTACAAAAATCTTTATCTAAAGCATTATGATGTTCTTCAAAAAAATCAAGTGCCATAATATTATTTTATTTTTTAATAGATTTTAATTGTTGAATAATTTGATTTCTTTCACGTTGAATATTTCTACGTTCTTGTACAGATAGAATTTTAGGTGGTACTCCTCTAATAGTTGAAATTTTTTTCATTACTTTCTTGATAGTAGGTTTAACTAACTTAAGTAATATTTCAGAAAGAGGTTTAGCAACTAATGCTGCTGTTGTTGCCACAACTGCAATTCCTGTAACAGACATTATTTGACCACTACTAGGAATACCAGCAACAATTTGTTCAGTTATACCGACTTCCTTTGTAATTTGTACACACTCATTACCTATTAATTTATATTCAATAATTTTTTTTCTATACCCCTGAACATAAGTTCCTACAGGTTCTTTTGATCTTTGAGATTGTGTAGGACATACAATTTCGGTTTGTGGGACAGAAATTTGATTTGGGGTTGTCGGTAATGAAGTATTACCTTTGGCTTCAGGTATTTTTGGAACACTTGAAGGTCTAGTTGGTACTACTTGATTAGGTTCAAACTGAATAGGATTAAAACTAGGAAAGCTAGAATCACAAAGAGTAAGTACCCCATTAGGATCATCGTCTATCAAGTTTTTATTATCTGATTCATAAGCTTCTACGCATCCAGGTATGTTGATAATAGGCGTTCCTATTATCGTCGTTACTGGAGGAGCACTTGGTACAGATAATGTTGGAGATAATAGATACTCTGGTACATCAGGTATACTTAAACTTCTTACCTTTATTTCACCAATTTCCATCAATCTCCATCAAAAATACGAAAGATGAAGGAAAATATCGAATGAAATATTACATAAAGAAAAAATTTATTTTCGTTATCATTTTTTTTGTATATATAATAATTATTTTTTTTCTTTATCGATTTTTTGCGAATAGATGAAGTCATAATATTTAATGCAATAAAGTGATCTTAGAATTATTTAAATCATACAATATTAAAAAGGTAATACTCCTCCAGTAGAAGTAGGAACCGATGATGTTGAAGGTAAGACACCACCAGTTGTAGAAGGTAGTTCTGGTATTGTAGAGTCCAACATACCAGGAAGGGCACCTGTGATTGCTTCTGTTACGTCTGCAGTAACTTGACTCTTTATATTCTCAATAATTACATCCTTATTGACATAAACATAAGTACCACCACCTACGATTCCTGCGGTACCCAAAAAAGATGTGACTGCAAGTAAATTGATTAACTTTTGCATCTTAACCTTTACCTTTTGTTATGGGCCATGTTATATGTAGACCATAACAAAGGATGGTTATAAAACCAAACACAAATAAAGATACCATATTACTCCTGATGAATACCACACCTTTAATTATTTGTCAAGTGTATTTAGTCAATCTCCCTCCCATCTTCCAACTCAATATAAGACAGACGCATCAGGTATATAACATAACCTAATGCCAATACAACCGCAATCATAACACATATAATCACTGACCATACAGGGTCATTTACGTTCTCATGAGAACGAAGTAATAAATTCATTTTCCAAATGGTTCCCAGTGTTGCCAATTATTTTTGTGTACCAGATGCATACCAATAATAGGTACGACAATTAGTGAAAGACTTAGTACTCCAATCCCATAAGGATTATTGAGTATTACAGAAGCAAAGTGTGCTGCCTTTAGTGTTATATTACTCATACACATTGTCCCCAAATTTCCCAGTTATCTCTAAAATAGAAATCAATTGAAGTTAGAGTTCCAATGGGGTTTTCTTCCTTAGTATTTGCCCATCTTGCACAGAACTTAGTAATGTCAGGTGAAGTTCTCACCTTATTGACACCATACATTCTAGAGAATGAACTCATTGCAAAATTAAATCTTGTCTTAAAATTAGTTTCCATGACTAATCCTTTCTTGGTATTTTGTGATGGTAGACATTACCTGTTTTTTATCAGTCCCACATGGAGCATTCTTTAAACAAAGTAAAATCAATTCATCTTCTGTGATAGTAGGTCTAATAGTAAACCCCCACTTGTCAAGCTTACCTTCAACAGGTGTTTCGCAAGTGTCAAATTCATTTACCATATCAATCTACGTGAATGTGACCAACCATTCCAGCACCTTGATGAGGACCACAGAAGAAATCATAGTCTCCTACATCAGTAAATTTAATATCTTGTGATTCTCCTGGTGAGAACATCAAGGATTCTCTCGAAAGATCTGCACGACCTTCTACGATAATATTATGTGGTGGTAACATTCCATTTACAAAATGAAGTGTTTCACCAGCACTAATAGTAATATTATCTGGATCGAATACAAGATTTCCATTAGAACCCATAGTAACATCTACAGCATAAGCCATCTTCGGTAAGAAGAAAATCATTACTGCTACAGTAGCAATTATCATTAAGCGGATAAACTTCATTGTGGTTTACTCAACTACTCTAGTTATACATCATACAGTTTTTTTGTCCACAATCTGTTATGGGTTCCTGATATTATTTTTTGGGCTCAATAGCAGACTGAACTTTTGGTTCTTCTTCATCTCTCTTTCTCTGTTGACCACCACCCCCAGCCTTAGCCGGAGACAATCCAAATGCTGCGAGAGAACCTGAGAATACTGATGCGATGAACGTCGGATCAAAATCTAAAATCTTTTGACCGTTTGGAAGTCTTACGTAACTGAACGTGAGAAGAGCTGCAGACCATATGAGTACAGTAACTTTCACTAAGTTACCAAGTACTTCACCTCTGTCATCATCCTGGTCCTTCTCTTCTACCTTTGCCTTTGATTTACCTAGCATGGGTAGAAAATATGGGTATAATTATTTATAAAAAGGGCCT